CGGTCGGAGCCGGAGCCGGAGCCGGAGCCGGAGCAGGGGCAGGAGCCGGAGCAGGAGCAGGAGCTGGAGCCGGAGCAGGGGCAGGAGCGGCACGCTGAGACACCTTGGCGTCACCGGGCATGGGATCATCGGTGGGTTCCGGCTCCATCGGTGTGATCACTGAATCGCTCATACGCGGCTGCGGCTTTGACGCCGCAGCTTCGGCATCGAGTTCCATCTGCTTGACCTCCTGTCGCTGTGCTGCGTTTTGCCTGGAAATGAAGAAAACCATCACCAGGATCAACAGGAAAACGATTCCACCGAGGATCATCATACTTAGTTTTTACCGGGATTTTTTTCACAACCTATTATAAAAACATGGGTATTTTCAAAGACTGTGGATGCGGCTGCAACGGCCGCAAGCAGGAGGAAAAACTTATCACCAGTATCATCTCGGGTCTCACGTTTTTCGTGATCGCCAACCCCGAAACCTTTCGTCTCATGCGTTCGGTCTTCGGCTCGCGCATCGCGACGCCGACGGGGTGCCCCTCGACCGTGGGTCTTCTCCTTCACACCGTCGTGTTCATCCTCGTGGTTTGGGGTATGATGAACATCAGACCAGAACCGCCCAAGAAGAAGAAGGGTGATTGCGGGTGCGGGGGTGGCAAGAAGGGGGAAAAGAAGCTGCTGACGCAACCGGATATGGTGGATGCACCGAATCCGGAACCGGGTTTCGCAGAGGAACAGATTGAATTACAGGATAGCGGCGTGATCCTGGGATCTTTGGATATCTCCCCGCAAGGAACCTTATTCGGTTAACGATTCCTCTTGGTCTTCCGCGCCCGCGCAGCGAGACGCATCATGTTGGCGATCTCAACACGTGAGATTGGGCGAGCGTAACTCCGCACGCGAGTGGGTTTCGTCCTGACCTTCGGCAGTTTGGATGTCATCCTCTTATTGAAAGACCGGATCGCGTTCTTGGCATTTTTCGTTTTTTTCGGTGTGGGCATTTATTATATACAGGTATAATAAATGTCGTTCTTCAATGTCGTCGGCTTCTTGACCGTAGGATCGAGTATCGCATGTTGCGTGTCCTCCATGCGCTCGTCGTCCAGTACAACCACCACAGTCACCACCGGTCCAGCTCCTGGTCCTGCCGCAGAGGAGGAACCCGAGGTGGTCGTGGAGGCCGAACCGATCGAAATCGAGGAAACTAGCGAGAATTACATGATCGCCCCTTTCGGTACTTTTGACACAATTTTCAAATAGTCATTAAAATTCTTCGTCGAATCCTATATCCTCGGCGTCGTCGTCGAGTTTACCGTAGTCTCCCACCCTCTTTTCGAAAAAGTTGGTCTTGCCGTCCAAAGAGATATTCTCCATGAAGTCGAAAGGGTTCTTAGATCCCCAAATCACTGGTACACCAATCTGTTTCAAAAGCCTGTCAGAGACATACTCGATGTACTCGCTCATTTTCTCGGAGTTCATGCCGATCAGATTACACGGGAGGGCATCGGTGATGAACGCCTTCTCGATCGCGACCGCCTCCTTAACGATGGATTGGAGGGTTTCCATTGACGGTTTGTTTCTCAGGAGTTTGAACAGTTCCACAGCGAACTCCTGGTGAAGCCCCTCGTCGCGAGAGATCAACTCGTTACTGAAACACAGACCGGGCATGAGTCCCCGTTTCTTGAGCCAAAAAATCGCACAGAAAGAACCCGAAAAGAAGATACCCTCGACGCAGGCGAACGCGAAGAGGCGTTCGGCGAAGGGACGAGACTTTTCGAACCATTTCAGGGCCCAGTCCGCCTTCTGCTTGATACAGGGGACGGTGCTGACAGCTTTGAAGAGATGTTTCTTCTCGGCGGCGTCCTTGATGTACTTGTCGATCAGTTTGCTATAGGTTTCGCCGTGAATCATCTCGTTGTGTGACTGGTACGCATAGAAAGAGCGCGCCTCTGAAATTTGAACCTCGTCGGCGAAATTGTTGTTGATGTTCTCGAAGACTATACCGTCACTGCCAGCGAAGAACGCCAGGATGTACTTGATGAATTTCCGTTCGTTGTCGTTTAGGGTTCCCCAATCGTCGAGGTCTTTACTCAGGTCGACCTCTTCGGCGGTCCAGTTGGACATTTGCGCCTTCTTGTACAGTTCCCATAGCTCAGGGTACTGCAGGGGGAACACCGTGAAACGGTCCAACGTTTCTTCCAGGATGGGTTCGTATTCATCTGTCATGAAATCCTGAAAGTCAAAGTACGTCCCGATATGATTTCCGTTAATACATATTTGAGGGTAGGCCGTGACTGTTTTCCCGCATAGGGAATTCAACTCTTCCTTGTCGACCATGATCTTCTCGAACTCGAGATTCTCCGACTCGCATAGTCTCGCCGCGTGGTCGCAATAGTCGCACCCTTCCTTCGAATAAATAATAACTTTCATCTGCTGTGATATTATCCTCGATAATTTTTTGCCTGATTTTTTTAAGCATGCTCATGCCAAAAGAGATTAACCGAAACGACATAGTCAAAATACTAGTCAGCGAAGACGGGATCGAGGAGGAAACGTACGGCCTGGTGGCGGCGAACACCGGCCGAACCCTCGGGATGCATTACCTATACCCGACCGAAATGCACTACAAGTCCGCTTGTGTGTACAGACTCGACGACGACGAGATGTGCCCCGCCCCGTACGAGAGTGTGATGGAACATTTCCCGACCGGGACCACGTTCGAGGACCTAGACCTTAAATCCCTCGGGAGTAACATGTTCGCCTATTTCTCTGAGATAAATCCCATGGACGACGACAGCGACATCTACGACGAAGGCGATTCGGGTTCAGACACGTCACTGAGCGGGTTCATCGTTTCGGACGCCGAGGTCGAGGGATTGCCCATAGATCACAAAGAGGTGGACGCGGCGTGGAACGAGTGGGAACCGTCAACCTCAGGTGGCCGAAGTTTCAAGGAGACGGTGGACCTCATCGAAAATCGCGAGCGCGCCAGAAACCTAAGTGAATAATATACTTACATCAAAACAAAGATGCTGGCTACAATTTGGTCCCAGGTGGACACCTTACTGAACAAAAACAAAGACACAAAGCCAGTGAGTATACATTTTTGCCGGGAATGTTCGGGTGTGAAGGTCATCAGCCCGGAGGGTCTGCCAGTCTGTTCAGAGTGTGGTCTCGTCGAGGACAACTTCATAGACGACACCGCGGAATGGACTAGTGGGATGACCTCCGACGGTAGGGTCAACGACCCGGCGAGGTGCGGGATCCCCACCACAAACGCCGAACTCTTCTCCGATAACTGGGGTAAGGGGACAGTCATCAAGGGGAAAGCCACCTACGAGCACAAGCGCATGGCGAAGATAAACTTTCACATGTCCATGAACCACAAGGATCGGTCCCTGTACCACGCGTACAGGGAAATGGACGAGGCGTGCCACATCCTGCCTGAGTGCGTTCGCAAGGATGCTAAACACATGTACAAAAAATTCAACGAGGAGAAGCTCACGCGCGGTGCGGTTCGGCTCGGGATCAAAGCCAACTGCGTTCTGTACGCGTGCAGGCTGGCGAAACATCCCAGGACGACGAAGGAGATCGCCGACATGTTCGGCATACAGTCGAGGGATATTTCGAGAACGACCCAAATTTTCAAGGATAACATCGAAGGCGCGACGAAGAAGAACTACGTGACAAAGGCATACGACGTCATGCAGCGCATTCTGAACGCTTTCGAGGTGACGCGCGAGGAACGCCTCGAGTGTATGAAGTTGTGCGACAGGACGAACGACTGCGTGGACCTGATGAGCAAGACCCCTAACAGTGTGGCGTCAGCCATCATCTACATTGTCATCGGCCACCGCGTGCCGAAGAACGAGATGTGTGAGAAGTGCTCCGTCTCAGTTCCTACTCTCAACAAGATTGAAAATCTAATTAGAAAACATTTAAATATTTTGTAATATTATATGCCGACGGTAAATCAGATCCGCTCCGCGAAAAAAAAAATGAAACCAGTGAAGAGCGCCGCGACCAAGATTCAGAGAGCCTGGCGCACGAAAAAGGTACGTAACGCAGGCGCCGCGACCAAGATTCAGAGCGCATGGCGCACGAAAAAGGTACGTAACACAGGCAATAACCTTCAAAGACTTTTGAACAAGAACAAGGCATGCGCTCCAAAGAATCATTTACATAAAATCAAAAAACTTTCAGAGGGGATGTACGGAAAAGTGTTTAAGGCTTCCCTTAACAGGAACGGTAGGAGGTTCATCGCGTACAAGAACATCGCCGTCAAGAACGGTGACTACACGGGCATGGCCAAATACGAGTACGAAGTTGCGAAGAAACTGAAAAGTTACGGAGTGAAAGTCCCGAACGTGTACCTCGCTAAAAAGTGTGACGGAAGGGACATGCTTTACATGGAGTACATCTCGGGTCAGACTTTCTCCGATTGGATACGAGACATGCCGGTTTTAGAGAAGGTCAAGAGCGTGATACTCCAAGTCATGTTGTACCTGTATAAAATGCACAAGGTGGCACCCGGATTCAGGCACCACGATTTACACGGTGGAAACATATTCATCAGGAAAGTTCCCGTCAGGGACATTCGCGTCAACATCGACGGTGAAGTGTACAAGAGATCCAACGAGGGTTTGGAGCCGGTGATCATAGATTTCGGCATGACAAAAATGCCTGGAATTTCTAACCCGTGGATCAATAACGGTACGTATGTAGAGGACGGCATCAACGGAAAGAGAAGTCACCCCTTGTTCGATCTGTATTATTTCTTGGTGGGCGTCGTGTTCGACACGACCACCGGATACATAAAGGTTCAGGAATTCATCAAGGATCTCATTCCGGACCGGGAATATCGCAAGCAGAACAGTAATTACGCGGTGAATTACCGACTTAAGATCGGGATGAATCACACCAGGCATCTCCCGAGCTTCAAAAAAGTCCTGCGACACTCTTTCCTCTCAACACAAAAGCCTGCAGCGTTTCGCCCGAGGATTAGGACGGTGAAACCGACGACACCCAGAAATTCATGGCAATCACCCGCACCGCCGCGGTCGGGGTCGAAGACCAAGACGAGGCCTCCAACCAATGTGATGAGGCAACTGCGATTTAAATAAGCTTAAAACATAGAGACGTGCCATGTACATGACGAAAGTGTTCCTCTCCACCCCGTGCTACGGCGGGTTATGTCTGGAGAAGTACGCGTCCGCCGTGATAAAATTACAGATGCTGATGATGAGAGAGAAAATTCAACTCATGATCGACACGACAGAAAACGAATCGCTCGTTCACCGAGCGCGTAATGTGAGCGTGGGCCGGTTTATGCAGAAGACGGATTGCGAGTACCTCATGTTTATCGACGCAGATGTCCATTTCGATCCAGCCGCCGTCGTGCGTCTCGTTCGGTCGGGGCATGAGTTGTCGGTGGCGTGTTACCCAAAGAAGGTTGTCATGTGGGACCAAGCCGCTGCCGCCGTACGAAACGGTGACGACCGAGATATGGCGATGCTCTCATCGAGTCTCGTCGTCAACATAGGCGCGACGAAGCGTTCGATAGAAAACGGGTTCGTGGAAATTTTAGACGGTCCCACGGGGTTCATGTGCATTCACCGTTCGGTATTCAAGAAGCTCGAGGAAAAGTTCCCCGAGTTGTGGTGTAAGAACGACCACCAAAACAGGGATTTCGACGAGTATCACGCGTGTTTCGATTGCATGATCGATCCGGAATCCAAGCGGTACCTCTCCGAAGATTACGCCTTCTGCCGACGGTGGCAACAGGCGGGCGGTAAAATTTACGCCGACGTGAACACCACGCTCGGTCACGTGGGGAACCTTCCATTCAGCGCGTGTTTAGACGATAGACTTAAGGTTTAGATTCGACGTTAAGATATGAAGCTCGTGTCCGTACTCGTCACTCGATCAAAAGCGTGCCACGTCAAGACTCTGCACACCGTCCTCAAACTCAACATCCTATGCGTGCAGAACAGTGTGGACCACCAGATCTTGTACGTCAACGACGACCCGTTCGAGAAAGCGGCGATGATCGAGCAGTGCATGAAAGTCTACGACCGAATCCTCTTTATTGATTTCGGGATCGGGGTGGATGAAACTTCCTTGGAGAAGGCGTTGGAGATTAACGAAAACGCCGGTTTGGTCGTCTTCCCCGGCGTGAAGCAAGGTATTAATTGGGACATGTTCAAGGATAAGGTACGTAACGGGTCGATGGAAGCGGCCTCGCAGATGGGACTCGAATTCGATACCGTCCTCGGTAAAAAGACCGCACCGCACTTTTACCACGTCGCCTCCACGGACGCGAAGGTATGGGTGATGATGCCTCGAACGGTGATCAAACAAATCAAGAAAAAGAAATGGCGACTTCGACCCAACATGTTCGAAGATTTCAAGGAACAGGGTGTCAAGGTGTTTGCCTACTCCGGCGCGAGGCTCATCCAAACCTATGCGCATGAGTGCGTCAGTAATATTCTGAACGCCGCGAGTGTGAAAGTGAATTAAAGGTTCCGAGCACTCATAACACATGGAACAGTTCGTTGTGACGTACATTCACAAGGTCTGGGGATCCAAAGAGTATTTTCCCGGCCCCCAACCCGTCTCGATCGAGAGACAACACTTCCCGATCCTGAAAGGTGGGGAATATGTCGTGTGCGAAAAGACAGACGGTGAGCGACACATGTTGGTCGCCATCACGTACGAGGGTAAGAAGAAGACTCTCTTGGTGAACCGATCGTTCAAGGTTACCGAGATTCCGTTAAACCTCAAGAAAGCCGCGTACGAAGGCACGATCCTCGACGGTGAACTCTACGAGAACGTGCTCATGGTATACGACGCGGTTCGGGTGTGCGGCGAGTCGGTGTGGAACCTCGATCTACACAAACGCATGGACGCCGCCAAAGCCATGATGAAGGGTATGATATGCATGAAATCCGATCCATACCGCCTCAAGTGTAAGAAGTTCCACCCGATGCGCGAATTCAAAACCTTCATGAACGAGTACCTCCCGACTGTCACGCAAAGGATGGACGGCCTGGTGTTCACGCCGGTCCACGAACCGATACGCATAGGGACGCACGAGACGATGTTCAAATGGAAACCGCGGGATAAGAACACGGTCGACTTTCTCGCGCGGTGGGAGCCGTCGCGAGAAACGCCGGGATTTCAAAAGGGAGAACCGACTTGGCGTCTGTACGTACAGGAAAAGGGGAAACTGTTTTTCGAATCGGAGATACCGCACGGCCGGTTCGAGGCGAAACCGTGGATGGAGGACGGCGCGATCGTGGAGTGCGAATACGTCACGTGGGAATCGCCCATGTGGTGGCGGCCCCTGAAGCGAAGGACGGACAAGACCTACCCGAACAACAGGCGAACGTTCTACCGAACGATCGTCAACATCAAGGAGAACGTTGAGATGAAGGAGTTTTTAGATTGTAGACCATGAAATAATACGACGCCTGTTCCGGCGGGTCGTATTCCTCCACGTGATCGTCGTTTATGAACAGCCACTTGTTTTTCCTCTTGACGAAGGACACGTAGTGCCCGTCATCCTGTTCGCCCACGTGCACCGCCGTGGAGATGAGATCGTACTGACTGTCCCCGATGACGAGTTTCTTGAGGATCTGGACGTGACTCTTCTTATCGAAGGATATCATGAGCACGCGGGGCAGCTCGGAGAAGACCATGCGCGTCGTCGCCAGGTTATGCCGCTTCCCGTCGTCGTCGACGTAATTCTCTATGACGTTCCAGTCGGTACTCTTTGCCAAAATCTGGCCCATATCCTTAGACCTCGACGACGTCACCAAGTGCACGCTGAAATCCTCTTCACTCGTGGATTTCCCCGTGGGCCAAACCGTCTCCTGCGTCTTCTTACCGTAAAACCACGGTTTGATTTCCGGGACGGACCGTTCCAAAATGTCGACGATGCAGAGCACCGCCTCCTGGACGTCGTGTTGTTCGTCCATGTTCGCGAACCGCGGGAACTTCTCGACGAAAGCCTCGAGTAGTTTGGTCACGCCCACGTGGTCTCGACCCCTTGTCCAGTAGACCTTGATCAGATCCGAGTACGCCCTGGTGAATGTACACTCACCCGCGTACGGTTTGCGGATCATGTAATTGGAGAGCGCCGGAATGTACAGGAGGCACTGGAGCGCCGTGTTGAAGTAGCACGTGTTTCCTTTGTTACGAATGCCCTTCATACGTTCAGCGCACATAAAACACTTAAGGGAAAGGCGCGCTCGTACTATGAATGGACATACAGAAGATCGTTGACACGACCTTTCCTTTATTCGAAGCGCACAAGGACGAAGACGACATCGAGGTCGAGATCCGCCTCGGTCGGCAGAACGGTTCCTTCTTCGACACGAACGTCGGAAAGGATGCGTGGAAAAAGGTCCTCCGGGGTTTGCAGAAATACGACAGGTGGGAAAAGAAGGAATCCAAATCGTACGAGGTGTACTATAACGACGCCGAGAGCGTTCGTATCACCAACGACGAGGATACCGGCGACCAAGATATGATCCAAAAGATCAAGGTGCGCAAAGAAGATTTCGTGAATAGCGAACAACCCCTCGACGTTCGTTTCTGTATCTCGCGGGAGATACCCACCACCGGCGAGTACGAGATGGACCGCAAACGGTCCAAGACCCGACACTCGTTCGTCCGTAAAAATCTGAGCATCGACATGACCATCAGTAGCGGCGATAACGCGGACATGGATTCGGAGGAGGAGGCGTCGTACCAGATCGAACTCGAGATCATCAGGCCCAAGGACGTGGACTCCGACGCGCGGTTTTTTAACCTCCTCCACAAGATTAACGATATTTCCTTTTTGTTGCTTTAGACATTTTTGTTATGCTATTGTAAGTCATGGTGAATAACATTAACCGAGCGAGGATTTGGATCCAACGATTTTATGGCTTAAGCGACAACGAAAGACGTCATTTAATGGCGAATTATAGCATTCCGTTAGACAGACATGGGCTTCATGATCTGCGTTCTGACGAAGCAATCACCCAAAAAGTCTTCCGCCTCATCATGATATCGTTAATAGGGGTAGAGTCCATCGTCGTCGCCGCCGAATTTGCCACCGATTTTGAAAAGTTCAGGACGCGACCCAGTGCGAACTATGACATTTCAGGTCGACCCTTTAGCTCCCTCGATGACGGAACCTATCGAACTGGAGCCCCAGTAACACCGACGAACCCGAACGGTCTTTTGCCTGCGGATCCGAGACTCGCGAAGGTGAAGACCTTCCTCAGGAGATACCTTACCCGGGAACCTACCGATAAGGATATCGATTGGTTCGTGTACACATACTTTGGATCCGACGCGTTCGGTTTGGGTGATATGTTTTACGGTATGCAGGATAGTTATTATAACGCGCGAGGTAGGAAGATACGAAGAAACGTACCATACGACGAACCTATACAACGAAACCAAAGAAGAATCCGTTCTGGTGTAGGGTATAACAGGAGAACCTACCGTTACCACGGTAGATTCAACGATGATCCAGTGAATTCAAACAATCGTCCTCGTCACCGTAACGCCGTCGCGTATACACACAACAAACCCGCTGTCAAGCGTAATCAAAACAGGAATAAGAGCAACAATGCCAAAAAAATTCAGTGGAAGGAAAATGCAGTGAATAACATGCCCGAGGATCATATCGCCGGCCACAACTTTTCGAACGGCCAAAAGGCGGTCAAGTATACGTACGGACGTGTTTCTCAGTACCTGCTCCCACAATCCTTCCGTAACCAGGCGCGCATGGGCATGACGGATGCGTATAACAAACCCGGATCCTTCTCCATGTTTCAAAATCCGTTCACGCGTGCGAACGTGAAACGGGCGAACATCTCGTTCGTGATCCTCAAGAATAAGAACCAGGGCCGCGCCACAAAGCTCAAGACCCAAGCCGCGAAGAAAATTCAAACCGCGCGTCGAAAGCAGGTGAAAAACAGAGTCTCGGCTCGAAGGACACTTCTTGCAAACGCGGCGTCCAAAAGAAAACGGTCGCCCAAGTAGAAATTTTTGTTATGCTATTGTAAGTCATGGCATCCTTAAACAACCGAGCGCGGATTTGGGCGCAACGATTTTCTGGCTTAAGCGACGACCAAAAACGTCATTTAATGGCGAATTATAGCATCCCGGGAGACAAACCTGGGTTTAGAAATCTGCGTTTAGGGTGGGGAAAAGTCTTCCGCCTCGGTCACAAATTGGGAATTCGGGTTGTTCGAGCTCGATTTGCCGCCGATTTTGAAAAGTTCAGGACGCGAACTACACACCCTAACAACCGGCCGGCAGACGCGAACTATGACCTTTCAGGTCGACCCTTTAGCTCCATGGATGACGGAACCTTTTGGACTGGAGCCCCAGTAACACCGACGAACCCGAACGGCCTTTTCCCCGCGGATCCGAGAGTCGCGAAGGTGAAGACCTTCCTCAGGAAATACCTTACCCGGGAACCTACCGATAAAGATGTAGATTGGTTCGTGTACACATACTTTGGATCCGACGCGTATCACTCTGAGTTAGATGATTTGGGTGATATGTTTTACGGTATGCAGGATAGTTATTATAACGCGCGGGGTAGGAGGACACGAAGAAACGCCGGCAACTTTAACTTTAATTTAATCAGCCCACCTATACGGCGAAACCAAAGAAGAATTCGTTCTGGTGTAGGGTATAACAGGAGCACCTACCGTTACCACGGTGGAGACATGACCAACTCCAACTCCAACTCAAACAATCGTCACCGTAACGCCGTCGCGTATACACGCAACAAACCCGCTGTCAAGCGTAATCAAAACAGGAATAAGACCAACACCGCTAAACGCATCCAGTGGAAGGAAAATGCAGTGAATAACATGCCCGAGGATCATATCGCCGGCCACAACTTTTCGAACGGTCAAAAGGCGGTCAAATATACGTACGGACGTGTTTCTCAGTACCTGCTCCCGCAGTCCTTCCGTAACCAGGCACGGATGAGCATGACGGATGCGTATAACAAACCCGGATCCTTCTCCATGTTTCAAAATCCGTTCACCCGTGCGAACGTGAAACGGGCGAACATCTCGTTCGTGATCCTCAAGAATAAGAACCAGGGTCGCGCCACAAAGCTCAAGACCCAAGCCGCGAAGAAAATTCAAACCGCGCGTCGAAAGCAGGTGAAAAAGCGAGTCTCGACCGCGGCGTCCAAAAGAAAACGGTCGCCCAAGTAGATATTATCACGTTTTTTTAATTTGGGTGGCAAAATTGTTGATTTTCAACAATAACACAGAAATTTTTGTTATGCTTCTATAGTTTAAAAGAATTTTGTATTACGATTAAACCCAAAAACCCCCCTAAATATCACTGCGTACCTAAATATCATAGTATATTTACGGATGAGGAATTTCCTCATTATATTTAAGGTTCTGTCGTTTAGGGGAACTTGCACAACACGACGCATATACACGCTCCGCGAGACGCTCCAGGGCGAAGTTCGCCGTTACGCATCCCCTCAGGCTCAAACTCGGTGAGTGCACGCAGGACACCATTTGACACATCATACTCGAGTTTCAGCTTCTATCTCGTCATAGTCGCTCCGCGGCGGCGTCGATCTTGTTGCGCCGGCTGCGCCGGGGCATATCACGTTTTTTGAATTCGCCCAAGTATAAAAATTAAGATACGTGATTCAAGTATCTTAATTTTTATTTATTTGAATTTTTTTATACAAATACTGCGTATGAGTATTTAGTTGGAGAAAGCGAGACCGCCCATTCCCGATTGGATCCTCAGGACGTTATAGTTGGTCGCGAACATGTGGAGGTTGGTCGCAGCGCTGGAGGCAACGGTGGTGATGGCGACCTGCGCGTTATCGATGCGCGAGAAGTTGCACGTGCCCGTGGGCTGGTGTTCTTCAGGCTTGAGCGCGAAACTATAACTATACACGCCGGGGTAGGGGCAGCCGGAGTGATGGTTGTACGGCTGGATCTGGTTAAAGTATTTCCCGCCCTGGGCCTTGAAGCGGTCCTGGCCGTTGAGCACGAGCTTGAACTCGGTCATCGCAGCATCAGACTCCTCGGTCCAGGCAACCGCGGACGCACCACCAGTGGTTACGACAGGGGCGCCGGTAGCCGCAGAGATGGGAAGGTTCTGCGCACCGATAGTGGTCGTGGTGTCCACGGTGCCCGCGGAGATCACGGGGTGAGTGGAACCCTTACCGAAGTGCCAGTGGCTCGCGGCATCCGAACCAGCGAGGCACCAGACGAGCTCCTTGATCGGGTGATTGTACGACAGACGGATCTGCTTGGTACCGCCGGCGGTGCCGTCGACGGTGTCGACACCGGTGTGCTGGGTCTGCTCGATGAGGTACTCGTGACCCTTCTGCGCAAAACGACGACGCTCCTCGGTGTCGAGGTAGATGTAGTTCGCCCACACCTTGAAGACACCCTTGTTGAGGTAGGTCTCCATGTCCGACGCGAGATCGAAATCAATGCGTACTTCGTGATACTGGAGCGCGATGAGCGGCAGGTAAAGCCCCGGGTTGCGGTTGAAGAAGAACATAAGGGGGAGGAAGACGGTCTTGCCATCCTCGGCGGTGGTGAGCTTAGCGTAAGTGTTCTTCTTGGCCTCATCAAGGTGAAGCTCAGTGTAGAGCCTCCACCACTTCTGGTACTGCTTGTCGACGCGCTGACCGCCGATGGAAAGCTCGACCGAAGAAATAGCACGCTCGGCGACCCAGCAAGCAGCCGCGGTGCCCGCAGTGGCGTCGGACTCGAGCTGGACGTACATGTCGCCGACGAGGTCACCGTTGCGAGCGATGGTCACGGAGACGCGGCCGGAGTTGGCGGGGTTACCGTTGAGGGTCTGTTCGATGTTCTCCATCGCGAAGTTCGTGTGGCGCTTGTATTTGGCCTGGTAAAAAGTTACCTCCGGGTTTCCCGTTAGGTATACGTCCTGTGCGCCATAGGCGACGAGCTGCATGAGTCCGCCAGCCATTTTTGTGTGAGTGTTTGTACTATAGACTGAGAAAATAAATTTGGGTAATTCCGCATTTCAAAATTTATCCTGACTGAAACGCGGTAAAATTCAGGTCGAATTTTCTCAGCCCATGTAAAATGTCGACACAGCCTGAGGAAATGAAAGACGAAGAAATCGAGGAGGGTGAGATCCTGACTGACGAGGAGGACGACGACCTCATGGACCTCGAGGACGAGGACGAGGTGGACGTCGCCTCCCTGATGACTTCCCTCCTCGCGACCGAAGACGGCGACACCGTGTGTACCGCCTTGGTTGCGATCAGTCAGCAACTTCAGACCCAAAACAGGATCCTGATCAAAATTCTCACAGAGCTTAAAGCTTGAAATTGATTTAGAGAGAAAAATTGTATAATAAATAACTATGGAAGGCACTCACTTCATCGATAAGCAACCCGACCGGTATGAAGCACTACTGGAACTGGAGAAGCGGTCAATCGAGTCGATGAATGAGGAAGATATTTTATCGGTTGTCGAAATTTTCGAAGATGCCTGGGACCTCAGGCGGTGCGATCACCGGGATGCGCGCGAGCTCGGCTACCGCCAGTTCATACACCCGGACTTTTGGGACCGAAACGGACCGATCGCCGAACGTATCGACATTCGCGCCATCAAGGCGATCAAGGAAAAGCAACGGCGCTACCTCATAAATCTCAGGGGAAGGATGGGTGCCCTGGGGATCAAGTCGAAACAGAACGAAGACGGGTTCACGCTCCTGAAACGGGTGAACAACATCGGCAAACAGGTCAAGGACGGATTCGAGAACGTGCGCAGGCACTGGAACGTGTTCGAGCGGACGGTGAATCCCACTGCCGAACCCCTGTTGACGAAGTTTTCAGACCCGCTCGCGATGGACGACGACGAGATCGAGAAGTGCACGCCGTACCAGAAATCGATCATCCACAGCCTCGACGAGGCACACAACCGCGGGTACAGGCGGTACCGTGACCACTGCTACGAGGAGATCAAATCACCTTTCGGGTACGGGACCCGCGCCTGGCGCCCGAAATACGAGATCCTCGCCTTCGTGCACTCCCTCGCCCCGAAAGACGAAGAGTTCGAGAACTGGAGGAACTTTACCAGCAAAGGCGGGTGCTACAGGGACGTCGCGAGCCACATGACCAACTGTGTCGACCCCCAGTTCCCCGCGATCGAAAAGAGGCGACACGCCTGGTCGTTCAAGAACGGTCTTTTCATCGGCAAGGAGGACGGTCCCGGGGTCAAGGGTCACCCCACGTGTAAATTCTACCCTTACGACAGTCAGGATTTCCGTGCTCTGGACCCGACCATCATCGCGTGCAAGTACTTCGATCAGGAGTTCATCGACTACTCCCACGTCGAGGACTGGTACGACATTCCCACCCCCAACTTCGACAAGATCCTTCACTACCAGAAATTCGAGGAGGAGGTGTGCAAGTGGGCGTACGTGATGGGCGGTCGCCTGTGTTTCGACGTGGGTGAGCTCGATAAATGGCAGGTGATTCCGTTCTTCAAGGGGATCGCCCGGTCCGGTAAGTCTACGCTGATCAACAACGTCTTTCAAAAATTCTACGACACGACCGATGTCCGCACACTCGGTAACAACATCGAACGTAAGTTCGGCCTTTCCGCCATCATGGAGGCGCTCCTCTTCATCGCCCCCGAGGTCAAAGGCGATCTCGCGCTCGAGCAGGCGGAGTTTCAGTCGCTCGTCTCCGGTGAGGGTATCGCCGTCAACGTCAAGAACAAGGTGGCCGTGTCGTTGCCGAACTGGAAGGTCCCCGGTGTCCTGGGCGGGAACGAGGTCCCGAACTGGAACGACAAGTCAGGATCCGTCCTTCGGCGTATCCTCCCCTGGAACTTCACCAAGCAAGTCCAGGAGGCGGATCCACACCTGGACAAGAAGCTGGAGAACGAGTTACCCACGATCCTTATCAAGTGCGTCCGCGCGTACCTCGACTACAGCGAGCGATACAGCGGCCGTGACATATGGAACGTCGTCCCGAAATATTTCAAGAAGATCCAGGACCAGGTGGCCATGGTTGCGAACACGCTTCACCATTTCATGAACTCAGTTCGCGTCATCAAGGGCGACGACAAGTTCGTCCCTGAGGAGGTTTTCGTGCAGGCGTACAACTCACACTGCGCCAGATCGATCAAGGGGAAAAGGCCCGATCAGTGGTCCCCGGACTTCTACGTGGGACCGTTCAGCACGTACGGCATCGACGTCAGGAACGAATCCGTCACGTACAACGGTAAAACCTACGCGGCCCAGTCGGTTTTCTACGGCGTGGACGTTGTCGAGGAGGAACTTTCCATCGGCAACAATCACTAACCAAAAAAATCTATGCTAATAGTAAGATGAACCAGGAGGTTCGCGAATTCGTGAAACAATCGGGAGTCAGCGTACACGGCGGTGCGGATGACGCCGCGCGACGCGAACGCATGCGTCGCCGGGAGGAGATCGTTCGAAATCGCCTCTCAGCTCCCTCGTGTCCACCGCTACCGCCCCCGCGTCCAGTCATCAACGAGTTCCACGCACCGGTGGTCCCCACCCCCGTGCCCAGATGCATTCCAGCACCCGTTGTAGCACCGGTCCTTAGAAGAAAGCGTGTAATCGTAAAGTTCACTCCTAACCAACTTCTCAACGC